GCCTATCTATCGGCTACCGCACGCAAGAATACGAAATGGACATGGAAGCTGGCACGCGCAAGCTGACCAAATTGGACCTTTGGGAAACGTCGGTTGTGACGTTCCCGATGAACGATCTGGCGGGGATATACGCGATGAAGTCGGCTGATGATATGTCCGATACCGAAATCAAACGCCATATTGAGCACGCGCTTAAGGCGATCAAGCTATCTAGCACCGAAGCCAAAGCGATGGCCGCTGCTGCGATGAAGGGCCGCGAAAATGTCCTGCGAGAGGCAGGCGTTACGCTTCCCGAGACCGATCAACGCGAGGTTGACGAACTCAAAGCCCTACTCACTGAAACCCTGAAAGCAATGGAGACACGAAATGTCTGATATTCAGGAAATCAAAGGGCTGGTTGAGAAAATCAACCCGACCCTCGTTGAACTGCGCTCGGAAATTGACGGCCTTAAGGCTTCGCAGCCGAAAGACGTTGTGACCGAAGAAAAGCACAAGCGCATGGCAGATGAAATCACTGCCAAGGTTGCCGATCTGCAAGCAAAGCAAGCGAAGCTGGAAGCGGCCATGAACCGCCCCGGCGCTGACGATGCAAAGGGCATCAACGCCGAAGTCGAAGCCAAGCACCGTGATGCGCTGCGCGCATACATGGCCTATGGTAAGACCGATGGCCTCAAGGAAACCCGCGAAGGCATCGAGATCAAGTCCATGTCCACGGACGTCAATCCCGATGGCGGCTATCTGGTTCGCCCTGAATTGTCGCAGACCATCGTGACCCGCATTTTCGAAACCTCTCCGCTGCGTCAGGTTGCGAATGTGGAACGCACCGGCTCCAAGTCGATTGACATTCTGATCGACGATCAAGAAGCCGCTGCACGTTGGATTGGCGAAGGCGCATCGGGTGGTTCGACCGACACGCCCCAGATCGGCCAGAAAGTAATCGCGGCACATAAGATCGAAGCCTCGCCGCAGATGACCACCGAAATGATTGAGGACGCATACCTTGACGTTGAGGGTTGGCTGGCACGCAAGGTCGCAGACAAGTTTGCCCGCACGCAGAACAGCACCTTCGTGACCGGCAACGGCGTTGGTCAGCCTCGCGGCTTCCTGACCTACCCTGCATGGTCGGCGGCGGGCGTTTACGAGCGTGACAAAATCGAGCAGGTCAACATGGGTTCGGCGGCTGCGCTGAATGCTGATGGCCTAATCGAACTTCAGAATGCGCTCAAAGAAGGCTATCAAGGCAATGCCGTTTTCGGCATGAAGCGGACGACCTTTGGCGCAGCTTTGCAACTCAAGGGCGCTGATAACTACTTCTTCAGCCCCGTCTTGCTGGCCAACGGTCAGGCAACTATCCAACTGCTCGGCAAGCCTGTCGTGTTCATGGATGACATGCCTGCAATCGGTGCAAATGCGCTGTCTGTCGTCTATGCCGATTTCTCGATGGCTTACACCATCTTGGATCGTGTCGGCTTGCAGGTTCTGCGTGACCCCTTCACCAACAAGGGCTTCGTGACCTACTACACGACGCAGCGCGTTGGTGGCGATGTTACCTCGTTCGATGCGATCAAAATCGGCAAGGTGGCAAGCTGAGTGCTGAATTCGGGGGCGGCTTGATGGTCGCCCCTACACCCTCACAAGCCATAAGGAGATTTTGATATGGCAAGTTTCGACATGCGCAACAATGCCGAATTCGGCTTGGCGCTTTCTGCTACCCTGACCGGCACCACGCCCTCGGCTGGTAACTGGATCGATATGCAGGGCTGGGAGGCTGTCACTTTCAGCGTCTCGACCGGCGTTGTTACCGATGCTGGGACCGCTTCTGGTTTTAGCTTCGAAGTGCAGCACAGCGACACCACGGCGGCATCTGGTGCGTCCGCTGTGGCTGATGCTGACTTGATCGGCTTGGAAAGCGCGTTGACCGTGACCAACGACGCGGACGACAACAAGCTGGTTGGATCGATTGGCTATCGTGGCGACAAGCGGTATGTCCGCATTGTCGCGACCGGCACATCTGCTACCAACGCGATTGTCACTGTCCATGCCCGCAAGGACAAGGGCGCGTCAATGGGCGAGGCCAGCATTGACGTTGGCACGGCTGCTACCTGATCTTTGATAGTGGGGCTGGCTAAGGCTGGCCCCATCTCCAAGGCCAGGAGGCGAGAATGACCACGGTAAAAATCCTGCGCAATTTCCGTATCAGCCCAGACGGCATTAGGGTTGAAGTATGGCAGGCAAATTCACAGCGCCAAGTTGACGACGCAACGCTTGATCTGCTTATTGCAGAGGGCGCGTGCGAGATTGTCGAAATTAAGGCGCACGATGCATCGCCGGAAAACAAGCGCGGCAAAGCCCGAAAGGTGACGGTATGAGGTTCAACCGCAAATCGGCCTACGTCACGGTTAGCAACGACGCATTGCCTATAAGCATTCAGGCGATGAAGGGATATTTACGCGTTGATAGTAGCGAAGATGACGAATTGATCTTTGCGTATATCAGCACGGCGGTTGAGGCGATCAAGCAATATACCCGCCGCGCAATTAAGACCGAAACCTTTGTATTCAAGGCGGATGGCTTTGTTGACGCAAACGGGGATGACCGGCTGCTACAGCTTGGGCCGGGCGTGCATACCGGGTCGCGGCCATATATCCTTGGCGGCGGTGAAACGCTTGATTTGCCATTCCCGCCGCTGCAAAGCGTCACTAGCCTTGTCACCTATGATCGGGGCAACAATGCCCTGACATTTTCGGCAGGCCGATATCGCGTTGATCTGCAATCGGGTCGCATTTACCTGAATGAGGGTGAGACGTGGCCAAGCGATCTGCGGGCGCAAGACGCGGTGGAAGTCACCTATGTCGCGGGCTATGGCTCTGCCAGCGTGCCAGCGCCGATCCTACAGGCTATCCGGCTTCATGTGGCTGGCATGTATGATGGTGGCTGCATGGGCCTTAGCAGCGAAGCTATGGGCCTCCTAGCGCCATATCGCTTGATGGATGGTCTGGCATGGTAGGCTGTTGCTCACCCAAATACACGTCACGGCAGTTGCGCGAAAGCGTGGCTATCCAAAGCCTGACGCGAACAGCCGACGGCATGGGCGGCTTCACTGAGGCTTGGCGGGCGGTCACAGGCGCACCGACGCGCGCCATGATCGATGCAGCCCCCGGATCGGAGCGTTGGGGCTATATGCGGCAAGTGCCGGGCAATACCTATCGGATGGTGACGCGGTATTTCGCAGGCGCAACGGCTTCGCAGCGCGTGATCTGGCGTGGCAAGGAATACGGCGTGCTCGGGGTCGTAGATCCCGATGGGCGTCAGGATTGGCTAGAGTGGCGCATGGGCGATGGGGTGGCATCGTGAGGCTTAATGTCGAGATTGAAGGGCTGTCCAAGCTAACAGCGCAACTTGCCGATCTGGTAGGCGATGCAGACGCTGTGGTAACAGAGACCATCACGCGCATCGTAATGGACACGCGCACAAATGCTATTCAGGGCATACAGCGCGGTCCTGCCACCGGCAAAGTGCGAAAAGACGGATCAAGGGCATCTGCGCCGGGCGAGTTCCCCATGAGTGACACCGGACGACTGGCGAACAGCGTTGACTTTAACCTCCCGACATCTGGCAAGCTGATGGGCGAAGTCGGCACTAATGTGATTTACGGGCGGTATCTGGAATTTGGCACGTCTCGCATGGCGGCGCGTCCTTGGCTTTTGCCTAGCTTTGAAAAGGCCAAGGTTGGCGTTGAAGCGCGGCTCAAGAAGGCGATTGAGGCGCGCATCTAATGGCACAGGCATTTATCACGGCGGCGCAAGAGATTGTTTTTAGCAGATTGAATGGCAATCTGACCGGCTGTCAGGTTTTTGATACTGCGCCATTCCTGCCAGAGGGCGCACCGGCTACGACGTTTCCCTATTGCGTGATTGGCGATGACACCATGACAGCATGGGAAACTGATGATACAGTGGGGGCTGAGATTACCATTGTTTTGCATTTCTGGTCGCGTTCGCGCGGCTTTAAGCAAATCAAGGGCCTAATGGATCAAGCCTATGCGCGGTTAAATCGTGCATCGCTGGAAAAAACAGGTTATAACGTAGTGGATTGCTTGTTCGAGTTTGGCGAGGCGATGGCCGATCCTGACGGCGTAACAAAGCATGGTGTTCAACGATACCGCCTGACAATTCAGGCTGCATAGGAGATAAGATATGGCTGGTGCAAACGGACGCGCGCTAACGATCGATTGGGACGCGGTGACGCTTGTGGGCGTGCGAACCCGTGGCTACACGATCACGAACGACTATGTTGACGTAACGACCGACGACGACGATGGATGGCGCACTTTGCTTGCCGATCCGGGCCTTCGCTCGATGGAAGTCACCGTAGGCGGCATTTCGTCGGATCAAGTGCTTATTGCCGAAATCACAAAGGCAAGCATCACAGGCGAGCC